GCGTAGTTGCCCGAGCTGCCGATCTTGGCGGAGCCGCCCGAGCTGCCGATCTGGGCGTAGTTGCCCGAGCTGCCGATCTGGGCGGAGTTGCCCGAGCTGCCGATCTGGGCGTAGTTGCCGGTGGTAACATCACTCTTCGGCATATTGACGATTGTCTGCTCCTTCGTGTAGTCGATGCAGGCCTTGATAAACCCAGCAAAACTCAGCTTCGCGCCGATATGCAGCTTTTTCGTCGCAAATTTTCCATCAGAGCCGGATATCGGCTGGTCAAGTGCCTTGACCTCTGCAAAATCCGAAAACTTCCCGCTCTCGTCAACAAGATCGTAAAAGTTCAGAACATCAAAAGGATTGACGCAGTAGTGCATCATGCCTTTCTCACAGATCGTTCCGCCCACTTCTTCGTAGTCGGTGTTCTCGGCGTACTGCTTATCCTTGCAGATCATACCGGGCTTAAACGCCTTGTAGCCTTTCGCGTTATCCATCCTTATCCTCCTTGTTTTCGATCACGGCCCCCGTGGCCGTGTCTGTGATCAGTTCTCCTGGGATCTCCAGCGGGCAGTACATCCCGCGGAGCTGCCCAGGAAGCAAATACTCCCCCGTCCGTCTGCACTGCCTGCGGCTGTACGTTTCCAGCAGCGGACATAAATTGCATTCGACATGCCCGGCCGGGAAGAAGACCGACACCCGGCATTCAAACGGGATATAAACTTCATCCTTCATGGCGTACCCTCTCAAACAGCAGCGCGTTCGCGATCTCGTCTACGCTGTAGGTATCGGAGACGTATTCCAGCATGCATTCCGCGTGTACAAGGACCGTATCGCAGACGAAAGCCTCCTCGCCCTCGCGGACTTCCTCCTGGCAGTGCGCGCATGTCCCGATGACCGCCGGTTCCTTCTCCTGAATGCCGAGGTAGAGGTTATCAAGCGGTAATGCCATTGCATAATGCCTCCCTCCGGATCAGCTCCTCACAAAAGCTCTGAACAGTGGCGTAGCCGTTCTTTTTCAGCAGCCGGTCGAGGATCTTCGCCTGTTCGTCCGTCAGCCGGAAATAATACCGGTTCGTCTTCTTTCGCCGCTCAACGCGGTTCTTCGGCGCGTCCAACGCCTTGATGGAGGCCGCAGCCTCCGGCACGAGCTGAACGCCGTATTTCTCCGGCGCTTCACACTGCGAAAGCAAGCATTTGTTGAACTTCGGGTAGTCGGCCCGAACCGCCTCGACACAGGCTTTCGCGCCGTGCCGGACGCGGGAATCCGTTAAACTTGACATAGGTTCCTTTCTGGCTTATAATAGAAGCCGACATAATGTCCTTTCATTTCGGCCTCTGTCGCGCGGCAACGCGGCAGGGGTCATTTCTTTTTCGTGCGCTCCCGGATGAGCCTGCAGGTCTCGTCCCACTGTGAACAGACGATCTCGGCATAAGTGCCGCAGTGCCTATAGGAGTTTTCTACGCATTTGCTGCGCTTGAATTCCAGCATCTCGCAGACCTCGCAAGGCGTCATCAGCAGCGCCTTTTCTTTAATATCCATCACAGCAGCCCGAACAGCGTTGTCCCCAGCGCGATCGCGCCGATCACGATTGCTTCATTTGTCATGTCCGCCCCGCAGGCCAGCACGGACAGCATCAGCGCCGCACCGCCGATCCACAGGCACATACTCTTGATCACGCGCAGCATTGTCTTGCGATACTGCAGCTCGTCCCGCAGCCGTTCCTGACGCTCTTCAGTGGTTTCCTCTCTCATAGCTCTCCTCCAACAAATTTAATGAATGGTTCTCTCGGGATCTTCACTCTGTGCTTGCTTGTGCAGCAGACCGGGAAGCCCAGCTTTTCAGGCTGTTCCCTCGCCATCAAGCGAAGCCATTGCGGGGTACAGCCGAGCACCTGCGCCGCCTCGCTTGCGAGGATTGTGGGCTTTGACATTGCCCGGATATCGTCCAGCGTCATTTTTCCTCCTTTCTGCGTTCGATCACGGCCTTAACCGCGTCTTCCAAGCGCTTCCTTGCGCCCGGCGGATTTCTTTTCCCGTTCAAGATCATGGACAGATAGCCTTTTGTAAGTCCAAGCTCTGCGGCAAGATCGTCGTATGAAACACGCGCATTGTGCATTTTCCCGATCAGTACGCCTGTCCATTTTTCAGGCATATACACACCTCCATTCTGTTAAAATTGTTGACTGCAACGCCCCAGACGTGCTATACTGTCCTTAGCCCTTTTAGGTAAATTCGGGAGGTGGTTTTCATGACCAAACTTTTGAACTTGCCAGTTCCAGACCAAAGAAACGGCGTGATGCGTTAGGGCAAGGGGCAGCGCCAGAACTGCCAAAGTGAGTGGCGCGTCATAGAAGCGTAAGTTCGTTTTGTGTCAGGATGGCATTGCCAAGCCGGTGGAAAGAACTCTACCAATTCGGACGGATGCGAAGTAATGCAGACGACCATCCTGTGCAGCGCGTTCTGGTAAACAACTCTGGGGGAAACCGCTCGTGAACGAACCACGGGCGGCTTTTCTTTTCGCCGCAGTCAACTTTTGAAATTTGTTGTTGAAATTGTTTACTGTTTGTGCTACTATGAATTTGCGAGAAACACATTAGCATTGGCGCAAGCGTTGATTTGCTTGGGTCTAGTCTGTTGCAAACTTTTTCAACCACAAGGCAATAATACATCAAACATTCTCAACTGTCAACCGCTATTTGCAAACTAATTCAACTTTCGTCGTATTTAACAATTCCAGAGGTGTATTATTGTGTTTTATGACAACTTTGTTGCGCTTTGCGCTTCTGTAAACAAAACCCCTGCATACGTTGGCCGAGAACTCGGAATTGACAAATCAACAATAAGCTGTTGGAAAGCGCGGAAGACAAAACCCTCTGACGTAAATGCGCAAAAAATCGCCGACTACTTCGGCGTAACAGTAGAAGAACTGATGGGCAAAGGCATAAAAAAAGACCCCATCCCGAAGGACGAGGCCGAAGATAGCGAAACCGCAGAACTCCGTGACATTTGGGGTTCTGCGGATGAAAATGAGCGCCGTGATTTGCTCGAAATGGCGCGTATGCTAAAGAGCCGGAGAAAGCAGAATGGATGATGCAAGCAACCTTCCGTTTTCGGAAATCGAGTTAAGCAAAGATGAAAGAAAAATGCTTAAAGCGTTGGCAACCAGCAGAATATTTGCGACAGATGATATTCTTCAAGCTGCACAAAGGCTGAAACATTTTGGGTTTGCGGAGCTGCACCCGATCCCAAGCAATCCCGGCGTTCCAGTTCTATCGTTTGGCGCGTCTATTGCGATCAAAATAGAAGATCGCGGAAGAGACTACTTGTCGTATATCGATCAGCGTAAAAAGTCCACAAAGGCTAATCGACTCCACGACCTAGTGATTGCAATAATCTCATTCCTGCTCGGGCTGCTTACGTCTGAACATTTCTGGAATTTCCTGAACAAATGTCTGTCAGGATTCGAGGGCTAAAGTCGCTGCAAACTGCTTTAAGCTTTTTTTCGCAGACAAGCACGATGTCGCCGCCGGGGCTGGTCGCACCGATCGCGTGTTCGCACATCCGGCACGCTTCTCCGCACTCATCTTTTGTAGAAATTTCAGTTCTGATTCTGCTCAGCTGCAACATAATGTTATCGTACTTTTCTCTGCTCAGAAACATTGTTTCGCTCCTTCCACATTTTAACAAGCTGCCGCTTCTCGTCGACTGTAAGATCTAATAAATACCGAAAATCTCTATCTGTTAGCGTTATTTCTTCACTCTTATTGTAGCACATTTCCTGCAAATCATCTACCATTTTAGACTCCTATCTCCAAACTTCCAAATTTCAACGTCTATTTTTGTGCAGGTTCAGCATTGCGGCTGTTTCGTTTTGGTGATACTATACAAGTATTACCAAAATATATGGAGGGCGATGTTGTATGCAGAAGCAGATCTATCACGTGATCTGCCCGCGGTGCGGGGAAGAGTTTGACGAAAGAGAGAAGTTCTGCCCGTACTGTCAGGCTCCAAACAGAAAAATCGTATGCAAGACGTGCGGGGCGCAGATCAACGCGAAGGTAAAGCGGTGCCCGGCTTGCGGGGCAAAAACAAAAAGAAGTTGTCTCCGCTCGGAAAAGTGCTTGTCGCGATTCTGTGCGCTCTGTGCGTTGTCAGTTTATCAAGCATGATTTCGGTATCTCCCTCTTCGCCGCAAAACTATGCAAATAACGAACTCGAAAAGCAAACGGAGAACACAGGCACCGAGTATGTACTTGAAAGCGAAGAAGACAAGCCGAAAGAGCTTTCTCGCGAAGAATACATAGCGCAATGTGAGGATCTTTCTTATTCCGCGATTTCAAGAGATCCGGACGATTACAAGGGGAGAAAAGTTGTAATAAGTGGAACAGTCATTGAAGTTCAAGAGGGATTCCTGAACTCCGTCACGCTTCGCGTGCAAACACCTTTTGGGATCTGGTATGTAACATACTCAAGGCCAGAAGGAGAAAGCCGCATTTTGGAGAACGATCAGATCACGTGCTACGGTGAATGCAAGGGCGTGCAAACTTATATTGCTGTGCTTGGCAACCAGGTCACAATACCGTCCATGCGCATGGAGTACTATGACTAGTGCAGGACCCGCGGCTCCCGCCGTTTGTCCTGCTCCTCACCCACATCTGAGACGCAGGAAAATAGCATAGGCAGCCCCTTGATATAATCAAGGCTGAGACTATGCACATCCCGAAACAGCGCGCCGTCGACGATGATGTTTACTTTCCCGTTTTCAAAGCGAATATTGATGCTCTGCATTTGGTGTACCTCCATATTTTAGAACGTCCGTTCAAGAATTTCAATTTGGAATCTTCCACAAAGAACACCTTGCATTTTCTTCGTCCGGTAACCCTCGTAAGCGGCAATTATGGGACAGACTATTTTGTATAATGGAATGTTTAAGAAAGCCCCACCGTCGCTCCCCCGGCGGTGGGGCTTTCTCACGCGCCTGTAACCAGCATAGCAAAAGCGGCAGAAATGTCCACCCTCAAATTGGTAAAACCATACCCATAGCAGAAGAATCAGCGAAATATATGTGAAAATGGAGGTATATCATGTCGGCAATTCAGGAACTCGCCCCATATTTTTCTACATATCAGAGGAACATAAAGCGGGCGAAGGAAGATCAGCATTACACCATCGACAGACTTGTCGAGGAATCCGGCGTTTCCAGATCGGCTGTGACGAAGCTCTGCGCAGGAACACAGCAAGACCCGAAACTGTACAATTCTGCCGCGCTATGCCTCGTTCTCGGTCTGTCGCTGGATGAGCTGTGCGGGCTTGCCCAGCCCGCAGAAAGCCCGGAAGAACTAACCGAGCAGATGCATCATGTCAAAATTGAAAACGCCAAGCTGGAGGCAACAGCGGCCGCACAGAGCGCACAGATAAGGTCTACACATACAATGTGTTACGTCCTCGCCCTGTTTTGTATGCTGCTCTCCTTTTCTCTGATTGCCTGCCTTGTGATGGATGCGAAGAGTCGGAGCGCAGGCCTCATTCGCGGTGGAGATTTGTCCGTAGCTGCATGGGTTTGCATTGCCCTGATCGTAGGTTCAGCGCTGGCTTCGGCAATTACTTTCTATGCAATCCGAAAAGAACGTGGAGGGAAACATGGAGTGCATCAAGTGTAAAAAAGAAATCCCAGACGGCGTGCCCTACTGTTGCTGGTGCGGGAAAAAACAGCAAACAAAAAAGGCCACAAAACGCGGGAACGGCACGGGCTCGGTATACCGGCGCAACGATAAATGGGTAGCGGAAATAACAAAGGGATACCGAGAAGAAAACGGATCTGTAAAGCGCGTTGTCGCTCGGAAATGCGGATTCCGCACAAAAAAAGAAGCGCTTGACTACCTGCCGATGTTGGCCGGGCAGAAGAAGCGTGAAAAAGCAATTACATGGCGTGAACTCTACGAAATGTGGCTCCCCACTCACAGAGCCGGGAAATCCACAATTGATTGCTACAAATCAGCCGAAAAATACTTTTATCAAGTTGAGTTCTGGAAACTGGAAGATATAGAAATAGATGATTTGCAGGAATGCATGGACGAATGCCCGAGAGGAAGAAGAACAAAAGAAAACATGAAAGCGTTAGCAGGACTTATGTACAAGTACGCAGTTCCGCGCGGCTACGCAGAACTGAATTTAGGGCAATATCTGATTGTCAGCGGAGAGTTCGGAGCGGCGAGGGAAAGCTTTACGCAAGAACAGATTGAAAGAATACGAGACGCTGTCTGTGTGATTCCGTTCGCGGATTATATTTATGCAATGTGCTATCTCGGCTTCAGACCGTCAGAACTGCTGGCCCTGAGCGTTGACAGCTACGATGCGAATAAAAAAACGCTGACCGGTGGTGCGAAAACGGAGGCTGGAAAAAATCGTGTTGTTCCCATCAGCCCGAAGATCCAGCCCATTATTGATCGCCTTTACGACGGAAAAACGTCCGGTGCGTTGTTCTGCGATGAAAAAGGCAACCAATTTTCCTATGATAGATTCCGGGACGCTGTTTTTTACCCCACACTAGAAGCCGTCGGCATTGAAAACCCAATGGTAAACGGAATCCACAAATATTCGCCGCATACATGCAGGCACACATTCGCGACATTGATGAAAAAAGTTGTTGCGCCCGACAAGGATAAAATGAAATTGATCGGCCACGCAAGCCCTGAGATGCTCCGGTACTACCAAGACGTGAATCTGGAAGACTTGAAGAAAATCATAAACGCGATCTAGGATAAAAAGTGGAGTGTAACCGGGAGTGTAACCCAACGTGATTTCTCGAAATCTGGCGAGATTTTTCCTTTACGGAGAAGAAAAGAAAAAGCCCTGAAACCTTTGCAGTTTCAGGGCTTTTCCCGTTTTACATTGGTCCGAGTGACTGGATTCGAACCAGCGGCCTCTTGAACCCCATTCAATAAAAAACGCAGTAATTTCAACGGTTTTTCTTGCTCTTGAGTGTAATAAGAGTGTAACCGGTTTTATCTTGCATCGGATATCTTCCGCATAACGGAATCATACACGCTTCGCTTGACAAGTAATACCGTATCCATCAGCTCGTCCACGATCGGCCAGACTTTGGACGGGTCTTTTTCTGCGATGGCGCGCAGGAAGTCACTGTCTCCGTAGCTGCCTACCATATGCGTGGCCGCTGCCTGCGGAACTGCCGCCTGCACTGCAGGTGCATTGGCTCCGGAATAAGCGTGCACGCGCGAACTCTGGCTCCCCTGTTCGTCCTCCTGCATCCTGTCGCGTATCACATAAAGATCTGCCAGTTTGGCATAATTGGGATAGCTGGATTCCTCATATTCCAGCCGCGCTATCTCCTTGCGGATCTCGGCTTTATCCAGCATATCATATCCCCCTTATGCCCGGTCGATCTGCTCCATGCAGCGGCGGATCGCTTCGCGGGTCTTATCGTCGTCCGCGTCGCGCATCATATCTTCAAGTTGCGCGCGCATATGCTCGCGGGCGTCCGTGCGGCTGTAGCGGCCCATTGCGTCGCGGCGGCGCCCACGGTATGAACTTCCGCGTCCATATGTGCCGCGCATGTCGGCTTCCCAATCGCCGTCTCGGGAATAACCGCCGTCCTCAAGCATTTCGATCTTATAGGTGTTTTTGATGGAGCTTGTCAGCTTCTGGATTGCATCCAAGTCACCGGCGGACATTTCGCGTTTGTCGGCGATTTCGTCAAGCTCTTTGCAAAGCATTTCACGCAGGTTTCTCAAATCGTACATATTGCATCCTCCTTTCACGATACGCGCTCGACGATCATATTGCTATTTGCGAAACTGACCGCCTGCGCGCTGGTGTTCTTCGCCGCTACAGTCAGGCAGCAGCCGCGCGGGACTTCCACGAATGTGGAAACGAAGATGTTGAAATAGTTCTCAACAGCCGCAGGGGTTACGGTCGCTGTGGCGCTGCTCAGCTGTTCGCCGTTGATTGCAAGCGCAGCGGTAATGGCACCTACTGTCCCGCCTGTAGGGACGGCGATATTCGCGCCAAAGGATACGCGGAACTTCGCCTTGCATTGCTGCGTGAGCCCGCGCAGCGTAACGAGCCCGCTTCCTTCGCGATGTACGATGCACGGCTTTCCGCAAGCCGCCGCGGAGATCAGAGGGACGTTCTGCCCAGCGGCAACAGTTTGAATCCCGGATGATGTAAATTCAGCCATAAAATCATTCCTTTCATAAAAATATAGCGGCGGGACGATTGCCCCGCCGCGTTGCTTTCGAGTATCGGCAATGGGGCCGACCATTTTCGTGAGGCCACGAAAAAGCTCTACGATGTGGAGTTGTTACGCGCAGTTGCCGCAGCCGTAGTTGTAACCGCCGTTATAGCCGTTGCATCCTGCGTACTGGTACGGGGCCGGGACTGCGAAGGACGGAACCGGGCGCGGGTTATAATACGCCAGCTGCCCGCTCACGTAGTTACGCAGATCGAGCGTCTGTGCGTTCTGGCTTGCCGCAAGCTGCGCAGCAAAGAGCTGCTGGCCCTGCTCGGCGATCTTCGCGTCCTTCGCCGCAAGCTCCTGCGCCGTCAGACGCTGGTCGATGCTGCGGAAGCCGCAGTTCATGGCGTCGATGATGTCGCGGGTGGTGTTCTGCACGGTGTTGCGGGTGTCGCATGCCTGCGTCGCCATGTCGTAGCGCACCTGGGCGATTGCAGCGCGGTTTTCGCAGCAGCACTCCTGCGCCTGCATCGCCATGTTGTTCAGCTGCTGCATAAGCGCGGCCTGCTGGTTGCAGCGGGAAAGCTCGGCCTGCGAGAAGCCGGAAGTCACAGCCTGTGTCACACCTGCAAATCCGTTGAGCATGCCCGTATTCATGGCGTAGAAGCCATCACAGATACCGTTGTTTACGTTGTCAAGCTTGCGCTCGATGTTGGAGAAGTCAGAGGCCAGCACATAGCCGTCTACAACGCCGCCGGAATTCCTGCCGTTGTTGCCGAATCCGTTTCCGTTGCCGCCCCAGCCGCAGAAAATGGCAAGGAACAGGATGATGATCCACCAGCCATTATCACCGCCAAAGCCGCCCCATCCGCCACCTGTCATGCCGGTAGGCGCAACGGGCATTGTCATGGTCGGAGAGCCGTCATTCAAACTCATATTTTTCATTCCTTTCGTAGATTCAAAATATTTATCTCAATCGTGGCCACGAATTGAAATCTGTTATCCGAGCAGCTGTCGGAACTGCCCAGCCACCTGCTGCAGCTGATTTAACTGCTGCTGTGATATCTTCCCGCTTTGCACCAGCTTTTCGACCTCTGCTTTTGGATCACCATGAAAGCTGTTCTGAAACTGCCGGAACTGCTGCACCATATTTTGAAATTGCCCCATCTGGCCGGGCATTTGCCCGCCGCCGAGCGCGTTAAACAGTGGGTTCATTGTCCGCCTCCTTTATCTTTCGCGGTCTGACGCTTGGAGCGGCCAGCTTCGCCACAAGCTCGTCGAACTCCTTGCGCGTCACGTATTCCTCCATCATGTCTTTTCGCGCCGCTGTGGGCGTTATAACGGCCTGTGCGCGCTCCACAAGATCATACGTTGTCATGCTTGGCTTGCCGCTTGCATCGGCCTTTTTCACATACACGACCGGCGCGTTCATATCCCAAAGCGTTACCGCGTTGTTGGGCGCGACGATAAAGTCGTTTGCAGCCTGCTCGTTCGGGACCCAGATAATCGACTGATTCTGCGGCTGCTGGGGCTGCGGCTGGTAGGCCGTCATCTGCGGCGCAGGCTGGTACTGCGGGCGCATCATTGGCTCCTGCATTGGCTGACTAATTGGCTGACCGATTGGCTGATTGTAAATTGGCTGCTGATACACATACGGCTGTTGTCCGAACATCATTTATCCTCCTTTGCCCAATAGAACAGTGGAATTTCACTCCCAGAATCCCACGTGTCAAAATACGTCCCATCTTCCACGCACACAACGTGGCTTGATAACGCCAGCACGTACACCCCACGCGGATGATCTGCGCAGAAATCCGCGACGGTATAGCAGTCCGGGCACGTGTTCGGGATCACGTTCCGGGTAAAGCCCTGCTGCCGGAGGTAAGCGCTCCACACACTGTTTGCGCTCGGCAGATCGCCCATGATGAGCCCCTGCAGGCACAGGCCGATATACACCTCGTCCCAGCTCCTCCCGGTCGCCTTTGCGATAGCCCGGACGGTGCAGTCCCCGACCTTCTGCCCGGCAGGGTTCGGATTAAAATAAGAAAAGCCCATACCGAACACTCCTTTGATGTGTCCAGTATGGGCTTTTTTCTGTTTTGATGTGCCTCAGTTTTGCCTCAGTTGTGCATCAGTTCTGCTCAGTTTGGGAGGCTTCCGGACGCAGACTTCATCCGCGCCATGATCTCCGGAAGGCGGCGCTGCACGGTGGCGCGGCCAAGATACAATTCTGTTGCAACGTCCACTTGCGGAAGCTTATCCACGAAATAAAGCTGCGCGATTTGCGAATTCTCCCGTCCAAGATTGGCCTGATAGATCACGGTTTCCATGCTTTTCCGCGTCAGGCCGTCCAACTCCGGGGGAAGTTTATACCGCGCTTGCGGAGACATAGCGCCGCCTCCTTACTTCATTGCTGCTGCCAGCTTCTTGAGAAGATCTGCGCCGTACTTGTACGCCGCCAGATAGTCGATCGTGCCGTCCGCAAGCCCGGCCTTGGCTTTGATCGTTGCCTTTGCGTCCTCGACGGCCCTGTCGACCGTTTCCGTATCGTACTCTACCCACGGGAGCTTTCCGTGCTTCTTCCACACACGGCTGTTGTAGCCGCCCTTGAGGCCGATGTTGCCGACGCATGTGATCTGCACGCCATTGTCCCAGATCGGCGTGCATTCGACCGCAAGGCCGTCGCCGATGTACATGCCCCAATGGCCCGGCATCCACAGTCCTTCGCCGGGGACGAGTTTGTCCCAGGCGGATGCGGATACGTCCTTGCATTTGGCGATCATGCCGTCGGCGGACACGTCCGGGACGGCGTTTCCGGCGTAGCGGGCGCCGCCGTGGTAGGCATTTTTGTTGCCGTTCCATCCCCACAGGATCCCCTTTGTGAGATTCACGCAGTCAAAGCCAAAGTAGCCCTTTCCGATCAGCCCGCGGAATCTGGCCTGCTTTGCGGCGTCGTACCAGTCCGGATACTGCTTCGCCTTCTCGGAAATGATCCCCTCAGACACCGGCGAGCCGAAGCAGCCCCACATGTAAACGGTCTTGTAGTTTTTCGCGACGTCGATATGCTTTTTGACGAGTTCAGACGCTTTCATGACACTCATTTCTGCGTATCCTCCTTCGTGCTGCCGCCCTCGATGGCGTCCTGCACCTTCTGGCTCTGGGTGCCGAAGTAGAAGGTGATGACCGTCAGGAAGATCGTCAGGAAGTCCTTGCCGGAGATATCGCCCCGCAGGGAGAGAACGGCGAAGATGATGGTCAGGCCAAGTGTAACGATGGATTTGACGCTCAGGAGATTCCCGAGCCGCTTGATGATGTTTTCCATATGTACCCCTTTCGTGGTTCTGGTTATTCGTCTTCGCTTTTTTTCGCGAAGACCCGCTTGAATGCGAGCAGAAGCAGCTCCCCGCCGAACGCCGCGGCGGTGAACGTCAGCACGGCGGAAAGATCGATATCCAGTTGAAGCAGGACCGCGATTGTCTCGAGCAGCACCGCCCACACGAGCGTGAGGGTCAGCACGCGAATGCAGTAGAACACGATGGTCTTGGACATTTCGCCTTTTGTCCAGCGGAGTTTGAATCTCACAGCTTCACTTCCTTTCGCACTGCGCTTCCAGCTGATGCAGGAATTGCTTGACGTCCCCGTTTCCTCCCAGATCTACGTATTTTTTGCCCGCGATCAATCGCTCCGACATTGGCATTTCCTCTGACATGATCGTCAGGCGCAGGATAGACAGGTATTGCTCATCCTGATGCTCCTGCATTTTCCCGAGCTTTTTGTCGATCTCTGCAAGGTGCGCCTCCTGCGTTGTGGCCTTGCCGCGCTTTTTCTGTATCGCGCCGACGATTGCCTGAACGACGGTCGTCAGCGCAGACGAACCGAGCACGGCGCAGACGAGGGTAACGATGATTGTCTTGGTGTCCATGGCTATGTACCTTCTTCCGTGATCTTCTTCCACCCGTCCGGGTTAACTGATGGGTTCCAGACGTTGGCGGCGAGCAGGGATTCGTAGAGCTCGTCCTTCCACCAGCCTTTTTCGCCTTTGGAGAAGGCAAGGCCGGCGGTGATGGTCTCGGGGATGAGGCGGTAGCCCTGCTTGTACTGGATATCCTCCCAGAGGTTCTTGGCGGCGTCCGGCGTATTTTCTGCCGTGTCCCAGAGGTCGACGGCGGCGCGCTTGATGCCGCCCTGCCAGCATATGCGCGTACCGGACTTGACGATACTGCCGTCCCCCGTCAGCTGCGGGAACAGCTCCGGGGCCTCGGACGCGGTCTTATCGTCGAGAGAGGCAGCAGCCGTCTCGATGGCGTAGCGCAGGTCCTTCGCCCTTTCCTCGCCGATGGCGGTATAGACGGGCATGCCCATGAGGGTGGCGGCAGTGTGCTGGGCGGCGGCTTTTTCGGCCTCTGCCCGCTCTAGGGGCATGGGCTTGCCCATTTTGACGGTGATGGTGCCGTCGCGGTTGTCGGTGACGGGACCGGCGAGGATGAAATCCGCGTAGTCGTCCATGTAGCGGTCCTCGGCGGTCTCGGTCGTCGACTTGACGGTTCCGTCCTCGTTCATCTGGACGTTGCCCTCTGCGTCCAGCACAGGGACGGCCGTGGTGTAGCGGTGGATCATGCCCCAGACGGCGCCGTCGCAGAATAGCGCCAGCGGGTCTGCAACCGCGCTCTTGGCGATGGTGACGGCGCGGCTCTCGCGCCCGCCCCAGTCGGCGTCGCGCATGCGGCCGGCGGCCGGCCGCGTCTCGATCTCCTGCCCTCCGATTGTGATGTACCAGGTGTCCATAAGTTCCTCCTGTCTATTGCTGCACGGCATTGGCCTGCAGCCATGCTAATAGTGCTCCTGTTGGCATTTCAGCGAAAGTCACTGTCCGGAATGCCTCTTGCGTCCAGCTCCCGTTGAAATATGCGTACCAAATATCGCCTGGCCCGTAAGAGTAAACAATGTTTGGCCGAGAGCCTGCAGTGATCATGAAATAGTCAAATTTTTTCCCGTTTGATGTAAAATCAATGGCTTGCTCAAAAACCATTATTTTGGGGGACTCATTTATGATCCACGTCAGCCCGTCGCTGAACTTGACCTCATACGCCGTCCCATTCACCAGCGTTCGACCCCCCGATTTGGTATTTTGTGCCATTCATAAGGTCAGTGCCGCCGCTGATGGCGTAGGACGTGCCGTCCTTTAAAATGTGGTGTGTGCCCATGTGGTGCCTCCTTTATGCTGCCGGGCTGTAGGTGCCGTCGGGGTTTTGAATGACGGGGAAGGTCGCGGGGAGGGTGAAGGCGGGGCGGACGCCGTTCCCGTTTCCACAGTACTGTTCGGTGACATTCCCGGCGGTATCCAACGTGTACACGTCTGTACTTGAATATTCTTTTGGGGTTCTGGTCCATTGATGAATATTAGATCCATTTAGTTTTGCGACAGCAAGCAGGCTACGCACCGCCTGATCCAATGGCTCCCCATCTCCGCCGACGCCCTTCAGTTCAGATATGGACAGTATAAACGCATTTTTCGTTAATTCTCTCCTCGTTTGATACTCATCGATGTAGCAGTAAATTTTTGTTTGCCCTGCCGCGCCTTGAATGGCAGAGTCCAACAGCCCGAACCATGTATCCGCGAGGAAATCTGATACAGTGGATGTTGGGAATAGGTTGGAGGTGCTCCACTGGGAGAACGCAATTTGTTCGTAGCAGTCCTTCCTCACCATCAGTGTCCGCCCCGCGCCGTTCAGGCCACTTTCGTAGTCGTGCTTCGCAATATAAAACGGCACAGGACTGCCGGATTCGTTTATGAACAGGATCGCGCCGGGGGTGATGGTGTTCAGGGGAATGCCCTTCGAAAACGGTACGGTGAACGCCGTGCCGCCGATGAGGGTCTTCCCGGCTTTGCAGTCGTAGCCTGTGCCGCCGATCAGCTCCCGGCCGCCGGTCACGGAATAGGCCGTGCCGGAGATCAATGTCTTGTGCGCCATGGGGCCTCCTCACTCATATTGCCAGTTGATGGCCATGTTCTCGGTCGGCGTGGTCTCCGCGGAGACCAGCGTCTGCTTGGTGATGTTGCCGGTCTTCATATAGTCCGTGCCCGCCACGGCCACCGCCCACGCCGTCGGCTTCCCGCTGGCGTCCACCGCCTTGACCTTGATCAGGTCCCCGACGGAAGCGCCGGAGGCGAGAATCACATCTTGCTTTCCGTTCCACGCGTCTTTGTTGCTGCGCACGTCGGCGATAGCCTCGTCGATCTGCGCGCCGGTAAACTGACTGTTGTAAGCCATACGATCACTCCTTCATACACAGAAAATCCTCGCCGTCCGCGGTCTTCAGCGCCTGCGACTCTCCCAGCGGGATAAAGCCGTAGTTGTCGTTCCAGCTGCCGTCCGCGCCCTGCGCGAACAACGAAATGCGGTATTCCCCATCACCGGAAAGCAGAAAATCGTCGTAAACCTCAAAGGTGCGCTGCGTTCCCGCCGGGGTCTGGGAGAATGACGCGATCAAAGCGCCCTTCCCGCGGCCCCAATCCTCGCCGGACTTCGTCGCGCGGCACTCGAAGGCCGTGTAGGCGATGTCCGACGAGAAGGAAACGGTGATCGAGTCGAACCCCGAGACCGCCGAGATCTTGTTGCCCGTGATGGAGAATGTCAGCTGCGGCGCGGCCATCAGGCGGCACTCCAGGTCCCGGCGGCGTTCTTGACGAAAACCTTGACGATCTTCGTGCCGTCGCCGGAAGACGCTGCCTCGAGGTCCGCGCCCTTGACAGTGACGTTGATGGCGGTGTTCTTCTTGTAGCCTCCCTCCGTGCCGCTGACGTTGGTGGAGCCGCCCGTCGTCGGGATCTGCGTGCCCGCCGTGTGCAGGCTGCTCGTCGCCGGAACGACGCGAATGGTGTATTCCTCAAAGTCCACGTCGCAGACGAAGGAGAACGCCGCTGCATCGTAGCCCGTGACCTTCGAGATCCTGCTCTTGTCGGGGCCGGTGATGGTCACGGCAGGAATCGACGTGTTGAGCGTGATCGTGTCGCTGACTGCGGCCGTTTCGTTGCCGACGTCGTCGCGCATCTTGACATAGATCGTCTTGAGGCCGTCTCCGTCTGGCAGCGTGATGGATTTTGTCTTGGCGAATGTCTCCCACGACGCTTCCGCCTCGGTCTCCGCCGTCTTCGTGCCCCAGATCTTCATCTGGTAGCCCGTCGTTGTCTCGTCGGAGACAGAGATCTTCGCCGTGACGGTCGCGCTGGTCGCGTACTGTGCACCGTCGTTCAGGATCAGCGATAGGCCGGCAGGTGCCAGCGTATCAAGTGTCAGATTAAAAAAACTTGCCATCTGGATTTATCCCCTTTCTTCGCTTGTGAGTTCAATGTACAAAAATCCGCCCGGTCTTTCGTAGATGGTTTTCGTGCCCAGGTGGGCGGATTTGATGCCCATGGAGCCGATGAACAGCTCCAGAATGCGTTTGAGTCCAACTGCCAGCATGTTACCCCTCCAACAGATACAGTGTCCGCGCGTCCTTTTTGTCCAGCGCGTCATATTCTGATTTTGTCATCACGAGGATCGCGTCGATCTGTGCCGACTGGATGCCCCCGCCACCCTGATAAACCACCTTCGCCGGGGCAATCTTCATCTTGATCTCCGGCTGGGAAAGCGTCATTTTAATCATATCCCGCCTCCTTCAAAAACCGCTTTGCGTCCGTCTGCACGATTTCAGCCGCCATCGGGTTTCCGTCGCCATCCGTTAATGCAAGCTGCAGCCTTACGGTGCTTGCTTGCAGCCGCATCGCGTCTGCATACGGGATTTTTACAAGCAGGTGCGTTTCGTCTACTACTGTAGGTTCGTACTGGAAGAAGGAACATCCCTGCCTTACGTAAAACTCAAGCTTCGTCGCTTTCGTCAGGTCAGTTCCCTCTACTTCCACCGATAAAGCGTTTGCAATTTTCTGAAACACTTAATCACCCCCTATGTTTTTGGGATTCCGACGACGTAATCCACCACGTAAGAGCCGGAAATCTTCGAAATCTTCACGCGGTCGCCCGCCTTGAACGAAATCGATGTGTTGCATTTGTAATGCTTTTCGCTTGCCGTCGTGCTGCCGTCAAAAATCAGGCTCAAACCGTCGGAATACACCGCGCCTACCGTCGCAAGGTCAAATGTCGGCGCTGTTACTTTCTTTTCTTTCCGCGTCGATAAGCCCGGAATCATGCAATCACCGTCCTTTTCGCTGTGTGTTTCATCAACTCTCCCGCTCCAAGCGTGATGCTCCAAGCGGTTTCCTCATAGATTCCGCCGATATCCGGATGGTCAATGGAGACCGCGTCCCCGATGCCGTGATTTCCCTCAGAAAATGTCTCGAAACTGATTGTTTTTACCGTCTGCTGCGACTCGCTCATCAGCCGGTTCGCGATAGTTTGCAATTCTTCCTGAGATGCAACATTGTCGACCTTCGTCACCTGAACGATTCGCATATTCCGTTTGAATGTTGAGGTCGCAGACGACGGCGATTCGTTTACTGCCGTCGCCACAAGCGCATCGTCCAAGTCCGGATTCGAGCAGACGCACACAAAAACATTCGGAGTGGAAAAGATGTCCGTTTCCTCCGAAGCATCTGCAGAGATCGGTCTCAAAATCTCCGTCCCGCCGTATCGGTGCTTGATGTTTGCCGCAAGCGCCTGTGTATACGGCTCGATATGGGCGATACCCTGCACGTCGAACCACACAGGCTTGTAGTTGATCTCCGCCAGAAGGTCATTGCAGATCGTCAGATAATCTGTTCCGATCTCCCAGTCCTCGCGGTCTGTGGCAAGCATTGCCGCAGAAGCTGTCGTGATAGCCAGTGCCACACCGCACGTTGTCAAAATCTGCTGAACAACCGTCAAGTAAGACGTGCCCTTTGCATAATGCACCCTCGTCTGCGTTTTGTTGCTTTTGAGCAGCCAGCATCGGTCATACGCCTCTACCTTGACCGTCTTTCCGTATTTTGTGACCGTTGTGGTCACCGTCGCGGCGCGGAACACCCCGAGGGGATATTCCGTGCCGTCCACGGTCAAAATCGGCTGAATTTCGTCTGACAGCAGGTCTACAATGGGATTCACATAGAACTCGCCGGAAAAGCTCGACTTGATCTCGCCGGACGCATCGAAATAAACCGTTGGGTCATTTCCCGCCGCCCACGAAAGCGCCGATACCTCTCCGCCATTTCGTAAAACCGCCACGCGGTAGGATACGTCACGAATCAATGTCGATCACCTCCGCGTAGTCGATCTGCTGAATCGAGAAGTTGACGACGGATTTATCCGGGTTCACTCTCGACGTATCGCTTGTCTCGTTCAGATAGCCGATGACCATCTCGCCGGACTGCGTTTTCAGGCACACCAATTCGCCAATCAGCGCGTCAAAGCCCGCTTTGTCTTCACCCGGAAGGAAAACCGCCGTTCCTCCGACCTTCTTTGTCACAAACTCGCTTCTTTCCGCGTGCGGGTACGTGCTGCCATACATGAAAATGTACTGAATATCGCGGTTGATCGCGTTCTGCACCGGCTGATTCTTGAGCCCGCAGTGCTTGAGCATCACTTTCTTCCCGGACGCGATGCCGTAGAGCGTCACATACTGTCCGGTCGTGATCGTTACCGTTACTGCGCTGGATAAGCCGTAGTTGCTCGAATCTGCGTAGCAGCCGCGCACCTGATATATGACGTTCCCGGAAGACAGCTCGTCGGTGTACTGCGTCTGGGTGAGCTTTGCAATCGGCTTGTCGTTTCGGTATACAAGATAAAAGTCATAGCTCCCGGATGTCTGCCAGTTTAAGTCCGCTACGCTCGACGCCTGCACGCTCAGCGTGATACTCGCGCCCGGCGTGTTGGTCACGGGAAGCGCCGCCGCGCCCCAGTCGGACCACATGCCGTACTGATTCTGCACGCGCACGCGCACCGTGTGACTGCCGTCCGCGAGATATGCCGGGCTTGTCCACGTTTTGTCCGTGCCGTAGTGCGTGCCGACGGAAAGCTTTCCGTCCAGCTCCACCTGGTACGCCTCCTGCTCGGAGGTCTGCCAGCTGATGGATGGGCGCGGACCCGTGCTCTTGATCTGGATACTCGGAGCCGTCGGCGCGGCAATCACAACGATCTGTGCCGCATCGCTCCATTCGCCTGCAATGCCGTCGGTGTTGTAGGTGCGCACACGCCAGTATTTTGTTCCGCTTGTGAATTTGTTCGCGGGCACGTCGTAATACTGGTTTTCTCCCGCGACGGTCGCGAGCGTGTTCCAGGTCGTGCCGTCGGCGGACCATTGCAGATCCGCCTTGCTCTGCGGCGTGCCGGTGGAAATGATGTGCTGCCAGCTAAAGCGGTTGACGATGGTGGCGTCGATGACGATGCCGGATGGGGAAACAGGCTTGGCCGTCGGGGTGACGTCCGTGGTCGTGATCTCCTGCCATGCGGACGTTGTTGTCGTGCCGCTGTTCGCCGTCACCTTTACGCGCCACTCGATCGTCCCGGACGGGAATGTATTTGCAGGGACTGTGCAGGCGGTTGTCGCGCCGGAGACGCTGATCGTGTTTGAGGCGCTCGCATTTTTGACGCGCCACTCGAAGACGGCGGAGGTTTGCTTTATCTCTGCGAAGCAGACCTGTGAGTCGGCTGTGTCATCGTCACAGCGCCATGTAAACATATTTTTTTCAAATCTGTTTACAAAAGCGCCGGCTGTCGGAGCAAACCCATCCGCTGTTATCCCTACAGTGTCGTCCGAATACTCGCACACCAACGATGGCTTCCGTGTTGACTTTGCGCCGAATATAATCGCCTCGCTTGTCCCTGATTCTCCTCCTCGAAGCGCGACCACAAAGCCATTTCTTATTCCTTGCTGCAGTTCTTCTTTTTTTGATTTGTAATTCTTCAGGTCAAAAACTGCATTTAGCTGTATTATTTCATTCAGATCCGTCCAGTTTCCGTTTGCTTGCTCCGAGACCCCTGTGAAGGTCTGGTATATCTCAGGCCTTGTCGCATATGTCATTGCATCCGCATCAAATTGACTCGCCAACGCATTTACATATGTCCAAATCCCCTTGTATGTAGCGTCGCTTTCTGCTGTTGGCTGTGCATAAAATGCAAGCGTTACTTTTGTTACCCGTTTGAACTTGTATGTGTCGCCCGGCACAGGGAAGTTGATATATACGTTATCCCCTCGCTTAATGTTTCCCGCGTCTCCTGTAAACGGCTCTACGAAGAATTTGTACTGTGTAAGATCCGAATAGTTTGTGTTCGGGTGGTTCTTCGCAACTGCTGTCGAGCCGCTTGCCTGCACTGTAAACGTCGGCATTTACTTCGCCCCCATTCTGGTTGTGATCCTGGCGTTTTTGGCGATGCGGAGGATGGTGTCGAGGTCTTCGACGTGGTCGACGTAGACGGTGGTGTTGTAGGTATCACCGCCGGAGAGGATGCGCCCTTCCTGATTGGCGCCGATGAAGTTTTCGCTTCTCATGCAGATACCCCCATCCGCGAAGTCAAACGCTCATTTTCTGTAATCCGGATGATGTCGTTAAACTGCTTTACCCGGTCTGCATTGATGTAGTAGTAGTTGTTCGTCGCGCCTGCTCCGGCGAGTGCCGGAAGATGACCGAAGGAAGACATTCCAAAGGTCATCGTACCGAAATCGAGTTGGCTTTGAATTCCACGCTTGACATTTGAGAATTCTTTATCAAAGCCCTGTCCAAGCCCTTCCGCCATATATCCGCCGATACCGGCAAAGACCTTAGACGGGGACGCGATGCCGAGGAAGCTTTTCACACCGTCCACAAGCCCCGTGAAGACGTTTTCAACCGTCTGCTTGAAACTGTTCCACATATTCACGAAACCGTTTTTAATTCCCTCGACAATGTTCTTGCCGATGCTTCCCCAGTCAAACGAAAGGAATGTGTCCACGATAGACCGAATCAGCTGTGGAATGACCATGACGATATCCGGAATCGCTTCAATAAGTCCGGTAGCCAGGGCTGCAATGATTTTGGGGCCTGCCATGATGATCTCCGGCAGATTGTCGATAATGCCCTGCACGATACCGAGAATCAGGTTCGGAATCTCCTCGATCAGCTCTGGCAGAGCCTTGATAAGCCCATCCGCAAGCGCCATTGTGATTTCCACGCCTGCTTCAAGAATTTTCGGAATATTTGCAATGATCGCCGTGACAAGGTTCGAGATAACGTCCGGAACTGCTGCAATCAGTTTTGGAGTCGCATCTACAAGCCCATCAACGAGAGCCAGAATGATAGCAAGCGCTGCGTCAATCAGGTTCCCGAGGTTTTCCGGACTGGTCAAGACCTCTACGATTTCAATAATCGCATCCGTTGCGGCGGGAATCAGCTGCGGGAGCGCATCTGCAATACCCTGTGCAAGCGATACAATGACATCAATGCCAGTCTGTGTGATCTGCGGCAAAAGCTCAATGAGAGCCGGAACGAGCGTGTTGATGACCGTCGGCGCAACATCCGCCAAAACCGACAGCACAGACGGCAAAGCCGCCATAAGACCGGTTACAAGGTTTGTAGCGCCCTCTACAAGAGACGGCAGTACCGTGCCCAGAATTGCCGGTAACTGTTCGCTTACCGTTCCGATAAGGGACGTTGTCGCTTCGACGATACGCGGCAAAAGCTCCTGAATCCGAGGAATCAGATTGTTCCCCGCGATGACCACAGAATCCGTAAAGTTCCCGACCAAAACGCCTAAATCTTGGTCAGGGTCTGCCATGCCGGTCACAAGGTTCTGCCATGCGGATTTCATCATACCGAACGAGCCCTGAATCGTGCTTGCCGCTTCCTCTGCCGTCGTGCCCGTGATGCCCATTTCTGTCTGCACCACGTGGATAGCATCTACGATGTCAGCATAGCTTGAAATATCGTACTTGATGCCGGAAATCTTCTCTGCGTCCGCAAGCAGCCGCTCCATTTCCGCCTGCGTTCCGCCGTAGCCGAGTTTTAAGTTGTCCAGCATTGTATAGTTCGATTTCGCAAAGCCTTGATAAGCATTTTGGATGGATGCCATGTCCGTACCCATCTTGTTTGCGTTATCGGACATATCGGTAATTGCCAAGTTCGCCTTGTCCGCTGCCGCGCTTGTGTCTCCATCGAGAGATTGCAGCAGAGAGGCTGAGAAACTCGTTACCGTCTCCATATATTCATTTGCGGACAGGCCAGCGGTCTTATATGCGTTGTTCGCATAATCCATAACCTGATCTTGGCTGTCCTTGAAAAGCGTTTCCACACCGCCCATAAGCTGTTCATAGTCAGCGTAAGCGGCAACCGCTTTCGTCCCGAGTGCTCCGATTGCAGTAGCGCCAGCCGCAACACCTGCAACAGCCACTTTACCAGCCGTAGCAAGCCCTGATTTCAGCTTTTCGCCGAGCCCGGATGTTTTCTGCCCGACTTCATCAATGCCTTTATTCGCTTCGGTCGTATCCGCACCGATTTTTACAAAAAGTTCAAATAGATTCATGCTTCACCACCAATCCGCACCGCTTAACAACCTCGGCGGTGATCTCTTCGCAGGTTCGGTTGTCCTGCGGCTTCGGGTCTATCAGATCGGAATATTTTGCCTGTACGAAACTGCCGCCCGCGAATTTCGCTGTGTTTTCCGTCATTGTGCGCAAACACTCCGCCGTATAAATACGGAAGGCTGATTCTTCCTGCTGCCGCTTTACCAAAATCGGCAAAAGGCGAATCAGCCCTCCCGCGCTTATCTTTGGAGCTGCCAGAAGCGCAAGCGTTACGCTTTCGCCTCCGACGCGCACGATTTGAAAAAATTCTGCATATCCTTGTCCTTGACGATCTCCTGAATCTGCCACATGGTTTTTAGGACGCTCTGCTTTTTGATCGCCTCAACAGTCGTTTCGTTGATCGCAGCCAGAATACCAAGCGTATCTTCCCGGTGCTTTTTCAGAATCAGGGGGACCCACTGACCGATCTTCTGCGCACCGATCGCGTACCGTTCTCCCGCCGTCTGCGGCTTCTCCGCGTCGATCTGTGCTTTCAGACTCTCCCGCAGCTCATCGTCGGTCAGGATGTTGAGCGCGCACACGCTGACCTCGCAAAGAACGTCAGCCGCCCTATCCGTGCTAAGTTCCGAAAATTTCATACTTTCTTCTCCTTACGTTTCAGCCGTACCGGCTTTGATATAAACCTCATATGGCACAACGTCCTGCTTTGACATCGAATAGTGCGCCGTGTACTCAAACGCCATCTGCCCCTTGCCCTTGTCGGCGGTTTTCAGCTGGAATCCGCCGGTCGATAGCGCGTTCATAAGACGAATAGCAATGAAACCACCGTTTGTCGCACCGTTCTTATCGGAATAATCACCCACAAGCCAGATGTCCGCAAAGTCAGCCGCCGAAAGATCGCGCCGAGGAACAACCTTCGTCGTATCTGTGCCGTCGATGTCAGCCGCCGCCATAAGAGATTTCGCAGAAGTGGTCGTAGCCGTTACGTATGTACCAACAAGCTTCACTTCGACATCGTCCATCCGCTTCATTTCCATTGTGTTCTTGGGGCAATTGTCCACATCCGAGCCGTAGTCAGAATACGTCGGTGTCGCGGAAAATGTAACGCCGCCGGTAGTTGCGCCGATCTGGCTCTCCGGTTCAAACGTTCCGGTTGCAGGCGTAAATTCGCTCAAAACAACGCCAGCGTTGATTTGCAGCTGCTTAAACGTATCCGCCGGAATTTTTGTAAATTTCGCCATGAAATCAGTCCTTTCAGTTCGCGGTAATGTATTCGACCGTTACGTTCAAATACCGCCGCTTAATGTATTTGTCGGAATCATCCGCGATGTTCTGGCACCAAGGCGTTCCGCGCTTAATCCAAATTGCACCGCCGTCGCACGGAACGAACACGCCGCCAAAACCGATCGCGTCCGAAATTTCCTGCGCTTTGGCATTCGGTTCTGCTTCCTTTTCCGTGTAGTACCACAGATTCACCGTAAGCCCGATTTCTCCGCTGTCCCACGCGCCTGTAATAAGCTCATACGTGAGCCACGGAAAAATTGCATCATCCGGCACGCTCGAAGCCGGATACGCCGTCAGGAACTTTGAAAACCACGCATGCAGCGCCTTATCTTTTGTCATGCCGGTAACGCCTTCTTTTCTGCCGTGAAATACTTGAGATCGAAGCTGGCCGAGCGTGGGGTTTTCTTTGCCACCGGCTCCGATGTTACACGGTACGTCTCGCCGGTCGTTTTATCCCGGAAGAAGTCGTTATACTCGATAGGAACGCTTTGCTGAACCAGAACCGAGTAAACGCTTGTAACGCCTTCTTTTTCGGCTCTTCTTGCCTCCATCGACGTATCAAGCGCCTGATAGTTGGAAAACTCAACGCCCTCGACCCAAGTCGTTTCGAAACCGCCCGCTCCATCCGGCACGCGGCTTTTGTCCAAGAGGACACACGGTCTTGCAAAATCGTCAAGTAAGCTCATATCTTCCTCCATTGGTTCAGGCGTGACTTAAAGGCAGACTGCCATGTTACCATTCCAGCGCCGGTTGTAGACCCGCTTGTCGTTTTCGAATAGCTGTATCCGCCGAAACTCTCCGACGTGTACGGGCTTGCGGCGATGTCTCCGTTCTTTTCCTGCCACGCCTTGATTTCCTCTCCCAAGCAGAGAAGTGCGGGAGGAACAGACATCGGCCAGATAGAGCCGTCAAATGTCTCGTCTGCCATCGCGTAATCCGGGTATTGGTGAACTCCGTCGTTGAAAACAGAGCCAACCACACGGAAAAACTGTCCGTTTTGCAAAAACGGCAGTGTGATGCTGCCGTTTTCGACCGTGTACGTACCACTGATTCTGTCAGTTTCGAACCAGTTTCGAAGCACGCCACATAATTCAGTCAGCATCACACCGCCACCTCCATTACTTCGCCGTTACCGTCGCGTTACCGGCCTTCTGCGCCTTGTAAGTCGCGTCAGCCTCAACGACTGTGATCTTCTTGCCCGTCGTCGCAGTGATATCGGACTTGCCATCCCACGTCGACCACGTTCTGACATTCTGACCATAAGTCACAGTCTCAGCCGAATCGCCTACCTTGTACTTGTAGACATTCCCAGCCGTTTCCTTCGACGGGTTGACTGTGATCTTCGTGTCGCCGGTTGCGGTTCCGGCTGCCGAAGTAACGGTCAGCGTGCCGAGCGACGGGGTCTCGTCAATGTCAGCAACAGCAATTCCGTCCTGATACTCCGCGAACAGGGTCATACCCATGATCGCAAAGGACTCGGAGACCGCCGTGGAGTAGTTGCCCTGCACGTGGAAACCAACCAGGTTCGTTTCGCCATCAGTTCTGTAGTCAAGACCGGCACGGGCGAAATCGCTGTCAGCCGGGTCGATGTAGTACAGAACGATGTTCTCAACCGGAGTTGCAATGACACGACCGCGCTTGATTTCTTCGTCAGACAGCAGGAACACGGTGCTGTAGCCCATGAAGTTCTTGATGTACTGGAAGCCGAACTCAGTCTGGATAGTGATATCGGCGCCGCCAAGGTAGTCATACAAGTCCATGACGTTCACAAAGCCGACAACGTTTGTCGCGGTTCTGTGCATCTGCTTGAACTTGTTGATAACAGCACCCTTCGCCATCGCAAGTGCACGCTGCCAGTTGGTTTCGCTGACGCTCAGAAGACCGGTATTCAGGTAGTCGTAGAACCGGTTCGTGACGTTGGTCTGAAGCTCATACAGGAAAGCTTCGTCGGTCATCGCGACTGCGACGTCATATCCGTATTCCTTGATTGCCTCGATAGAAACCGCCTTCGCGTACTTTTCGACGTTGATGTTCGCGTAGTCCTTCTCAATGACCGTCGCTTTGGAGTATGGGATCTCTTCGCCCTCGCCGACGCTCTGCGCAAGCGTGACGCTCGCAGTCTTGGATTTCAGAACAGTACCCGGCTGCTTTTTGATGGGGCGCATAATGCCGAGAATGTCGCGCAGGTGCTGCCAGTTCCGCGCAAAGCGGGTTACAAAATCGATTTCACGAGCGGTTACCTGAACGTCGCTCGTCATGGTCAGGTTGTTTTTTGCTGCCATATTATTCTTCCTTTCCGAACAAATTGAGATTTGCGGCAATTGCTGCCTGCCGTTCAGAAGCATCCTTGATCTTAAAGATGTCGTCCCGGCTCATAGCGCCGCCGTTGTTTGCGGGCGGGTCTTTGGTGTCCGCGCCCTTCTGTTTCGTGGTAACAACGAAATCTGCCCACTCTTCCTTGATGGACTTCTTCAAATCATCTGCGTTCTTGATCTTGCCGTCTTCCAATTCAACCGAAGAAAGATCGGTGACCTTCAAAACCGAATCAATGCGCTTTTCGCTGATACCCGCAGACTTCAAAAGTTCCCGATACGCGGATTCCTTCGCGCTCTTGGTTTCCCTCTGCATCTGCTCTCTTTTGTAGTCGTCAAATTCCTTTTTGACCTTGTCGTGCTTATCCTTCCAGCCATCGTCGCCTTTGGCTTTCAGGTTTTCCAACTCCGCCTGTACTCCGGGGAGCTTTTCAGCGTCTGCCTTATACCTCGCGAGATCGCTTTTCAGCCCGTCTACGGTATCGGTGTGCGCCTCAATGATAGTGTCCATCTGCTCTTCCGTCAGCCCCATGCCCTTTAGGAGCTTCCTTGTTAATGCCATGTTCTATCTCCCTTTCCCTTGTCGGCGGTTCTTTGCCGCGACAGAACAAAAAATGTGGCAACAGTCGTTTCTTCACTGTTACCACATTTATACCGCATATTTTAGGCTCTCTTACGCAAACTTTCAGCCATTTTTCAATTCATCCTCTACGATCTGCCGGTATTCGGACGCATGGTCAGCCGCTGCGGGCTTCAAATATGGCTGCGCTTTATTTCCCGCCGTCCAGTGCCAATTCCCCTTTGCGTCCTGATACGCCCACGGCGTAGGTCTCCCGCCCGGATAATACTTTCCGGTTCCGAGTTCGACGTATGCGGCATATTCCGTGTCACTTCCGACGTATGCCGCTGGCTCTTCTTCATTCACACGGTGCGTGATGCTGTTCCTCAGATTGCCGGTATCGACCGGGCAAAGCCGCTTTGCATACTTTTCAGCCGTCATGCCGATCTTTTCGAGGGCGCGAATCAGCGCGTCGTGCATAGCGGACTTCACTTGTTCGGAATTGTCGATAAATTCAACGTTCATCTTTGTAAATAGCCTTCCCCACGCTTTGATTTCTCCCACTGTGCAAATGTCATATTCGGCAGAATTCCGTATCTGTCTCGACGTTTCCCATTGGAAGTGTCAATTCCCTCTATCGCAGATACCAGCGTGCAGCGGCAGTTGTATATCTCTTCCGGTCTTCCTTGCGGGTCTCCTGGGAAACGGCAACCATTAGAAAACTTCTTATCGTTATCCACGACTTCACCATCGAGCACCGCGTGAGAATGGCGCGTCCTTCCGTCCAGCGTCGCCATCCACTCTTTGCGGCATTTAATCCCCATCTTTTCAGCTGCAAAGTAAGAATCCATCCGTCCAGCGTTCTGCGCACCCGTGACTGCCGTTCGAGCTGTCCGGATGGCCGAATCACGGTTCATAGTTACGATTCTGGATTGTAGATCATCTGCCATGTGCTTAATGCTCTTGCCCTGCAAAATGGAGCTTGTGACGCTGGCTGCGATCTGCTTTTTTCCCCACGCCAGATCAATGCCGCGTTTTAACGCTCTTTTCGGCGGGTAATACGGCATAAGCTCCGGCTGTTCCACGATCAAGCGCTTTACAGTCTGTTCGTCCCATAAATCAAATCCGACATCGCCTGTCACCTGCTCAATGGTGTACGCCGCGAAATTCCGATTCAAACTATAAATGCCCGGCGTTGCATCGTTGACATACGCAACAGCATCAGCGTTTGCATTTGTCATGCGCTCTGCGACCTTATCCCGTAGCGCCTCAAAGCGCTTTCCACGCCCGATCTGCGCAAGCCTCCATTGCTTGTATTGTTCCTCTGTGATATCGCCAGCGTCCAGCCGTGCCTTTTCGGAAGCGTCACGGTCTGCGAACTTTGCGAAATACTCCTTGATGATGTCCGTCAGACCGTCATACGCTTCTTTGTAAGAATCGTATATCCGCTTTTCGAGCGCCTTTAACTCTTTTTCGGTGAGGTCGTATCCCTTATCAGGTCTCATCGTTCACCATCCCCGGCGGATCGAAGCTGCGCTCAATATCCTCTGCCGCTTTTCTTTTCAGAATTTCGGCGACTTCTTCCTGCGTCAGCCAAGGGAGCTTGTTCAAAATTGTCTCATCATCGAGGTAGTTTGCCGCAAGAAGCACCATCTGCGTTTGTTCCAGCTGATTTGTTACCTTAGAGCGAGTAAAAGATGGCTCATCCTCAATCCCGACGATTTTGAAAAGCGCCTGTAAGAAATCAATTACGCAGTATTCGAATTGATCGACCTTGTTATCCATCGGCTGATATGCCGCATTGATCTCCGTCGCTGTTTTCTGGCCGCCTTGCAGTTTTGTAACGTCCAACATCTGAAAATCTCGGTACAGATCGTCGCTGATTCTGGAAAGAAGCGCTTCCCGAGCTTCAACCGGGATTGTGATCGTATGAGCCTCCGCCTTCGCGCCGTCATCGTCCACAAGACCTACACCAATTCTCCGCATGGACTCTTTGAACCGTGCCATATCGATCTCGTCCATGCCACCGGCGTTTGAGATCGTCCAATAAATGATCGACGCCTCATCAACTGTATTCGCAAAGCCTGACTTAATGAGATCGTAGCAGTCTATCGCCTCGCGTTGGCCGACAAGCTCTGACTGCCTTGCGCGGTTGCCGTAGAGCGGAATAATCGGGAAGCCGGGATAGTTTTGATATGCAAGGATCTCCGTACCGTCCGCTTCGGAACTTGCCTCGACAGATACATATCCGCGCTTTGCCTCTAGGATCTCCATGTTTTTTCCGCTTCTGCGGATGAACTGTGTAAAGCCGTCCGGCTCGTAGAGTGTTGCGCGAAGCGGCTTCGTATCGGATACCTGCCAGAATCTAATCCCGGAGCGCAACGCACCGTTTTCCTCATCGAGAATCGGAACGAACTCTGTTACGTCGAAAACCTCAAGATGATCAAGGTTCCAGAAGCCATACGATACGCCTCCAACAAGCGCCGCATGCGCTGCGTCCTGCAGCCGAACGTCGAACGATGCGCCGAGTTTTCCTTTGTTCGCGGCTTCTTTCAGCGTCACGCCGTTTCCGAGCAGGTACTGCGTTTCCTGCGTGATGAAATTTGCAAAGAAATTGCTCCGAAGCTTATAGTTCGGACTGTAGTTGTCCGGAATGATTTTCCCGTTGAGTGTATAAAGCAGCTTTTGAAAATTAGCAATCGTCACATTCCTGTGCGCGTCGTATTCCTTCGCAATAACCGCCTGTTTGTATAAATCCGAATCTTTGTGATTATTTATCGCGGACAGAACAAATTCCATCCGTTCCCGGTCAGACTTTTCCGCAACCTCTAAAAAATCCTGGTATGTTTTCATCTTTTACCTCACCGCGCCAGCTCTGGCACAAATCTGTGTTCTTTGAAGTGCTTTTTCAAGACCGTCATCACCATGTACCTGATTTCGTCCATAGCGTGGTCGTTTTCCTTCACGACGCGGTCAGATTCTGCTTTTTCGTCCCACCTGTAAAGCCCAAATTCGCGGATGGTGTCTTTACAGCCCGCATGAATCTTGATTCTTCCATCTCGCAGGAAATCGGACGTTGTGCGGATCCCGTTCAAAACGTCGTTGTCAGCGTGCCGGACTTTAAATCCGCTCCTTCTGCGCAGCGCTTCAATGAACGACGCGGCAGACGGATCCACGACAACGGCCCTGATTGGCTTATCTCCTGCAAGCCGTTCTACCATGTCGCAGTATTCCTCATCTGTTTTCTGCTTTTTTTCCTCGCGGCCGCTGTAATAGATCTCCGCGATTCTGACTGCACATTTCTTCCCAACGCACCATAACCCGGCAGAAAACGGGTTCAGCGTGCCATAGTCTATAGATATATAATAATCTCCGGTGTCCGGGATCTCCTGCGTGATGCAGCCATCTCCAAACATCGGATATACCAGTCCTTCGGCACGTACCCAGAGGCCGAGAATGTAGCGGTCGTAATAAACCGTCCCTTCGTATTCTTTTTTCAGATTTTCTTTAAAAGATTCCGGCAGGAACGGGTTGTCGTCTATCGTGTATGTCTGGCTGAAAATATCCGCGTTGCTATCGAGGAATTTTTTCAGCCAGTGGTCAGGATATTGCGGATTGAACGTCCCATCAAAACAAGAATATTCCTTGTCAAGACGGCTTTTCAGCAGCGCGAATACTTCTTCCGACCAATCAGCTACTTCGTCCCCATAGCAATATTTAATCGACGCACCGCGAATCTTTGACACCTGAGAAACCTTTTCCGCACCGAGGCAATAGCACTTTTCCCCGAAAATCCACGCTGTGTTGTCGCTGGAGATTGTTCCGACAAGCATATCGCCATACAGGTTCCGCATCGGCTCCAGCACATTTCGCTCAATCGTGGATTTTGTTACGCCGAGAATGACGGCCAGACCATCTTTTCCGATTCGCTCACGAATCCGGATCGGTATGATCCATCGAAAATCGAGGTAAGTCTTCCCGCTTCTGGTGGCTCCGCCCTTGAAATTCCATCGATGCGTCCCGTATTTTACAAACTCAATTTGTTTCGGACTTAACAGCATCTTGGAACTCCTTCAGCATCGAATCAAGCTTCTCCATTGTCGTCCTGTTGCGGTCGGAAGCAGCCGCGTATCGCTTCATGAGACTGTCACCGGCTTTCAGCCGGTCGGACAGCGATGCGTCCATGCCGAACTGGTCTTTGACCTCCCCGCGCATGACCGCAGTGTAAAATTTCAGAATTTCGTTTGAATCCGCGACCTGCGCCGCTTCCTGTTCGTCCAGCCTGCGCTTAATATATGAAGAAATTTGAGGTTTTTTTAGGTTTTCAGCGCCAATAAACGGGGCCGTTTTCAAGCTATATCCCGCTTTTTTCGCTGCTTCTGAGGCGTTGGCAGATTTTAAATATTCTTCGCAGAATCGTCTCTGCTTCGGCGTAAGCTTTTCATCCGCCATCACTGTAAAGTCCAGCCAGCAGTTTCACCACATCCGCAATCTGGTACGTTTCCAGCAAAGTGACGTTCTTCGGCTTTTCATCAGGTCGATATTCGTAAACCATGTATTTCGTCACCATCCTGTCATTTTTCGCGGAATAGGTCTGCATTTGATTGATTTTTATTTTGATTCCGTTGTACAAGAGCGCTGTTTGCAGCTTGTGTGCAAGGGCGCGCAAACTTGCCATAGCCGCTCCTTTCTGCCTCATTCTTTCGTTCTCGTGTCTCCGTGTGTGAATAAATATATTTATTCACACCGGAGAACACGAGAACAGGAGGAGGAGGTTTCCGCAGAACGCTGCGGTGCCGATGAAAAAGGGCGTAGAGTTGGTCTCTACGCCCTTATAGTAAATGTTAAATTTGGCTCTGGGGCGCAGACTTTTTCATAAAAGCCCTCTTTTTTGCCCCACAAGGCGAATAAATTGCCTGTGCCACTCCTGCGCAGTACGCTCCGAGACATAGCACGCTAGCGCGGCCCCCTGCAGCGTGTGCGTCCGCTTCCAAAGAACCAAGTCTATGATCCGGAGTCGCTCCGCGCCGTCAACGAACTGTTCCGTCTCCGCGATTGCCTCCTCAACGGCAGCGCGCTCGGACTTCGTCATCAGCCCGCCGCCCTTATAATTGCGGATCATCCACTTTGCATATGGCCACCAGCCGTAGCGCGGCTTACTCACGGCGCGCTTCCTTTCTTTTCTTGCAGTGGCTTACATCATGATACCGGATACACCCGCATGTGGTAGAGAAATACGCACATTGTGAGTTCTTGCACCCATCAACTGCCTTTTCGTCCAGCACATCCTTTGCCCATTCCCCGCGCGCTTTGTCCAGTTCATCTTTGTACGCCGCGCACAGAAACGCAGCATTAGTTATAACATGCCACAGAGCCGGTAAGCCGCTCTCATAGTCGAGCGCCAGCGGATTATCCCAGATATGCAGAACGTGGCGCAGAAGGGCGTCCAGCCACTTCTCGCGCGGCACCTTGCGCCAGTCCTCCGCGTCGGCGTATTTTGCCTTTCCAAACTCCCGCACCTGCATGATCGCCTCGATCGCCTCTACCGGCACGAGCGACGGCCTCGGCTTCCCATCATCGTACTTTGCGCCCTTAATCTGTTCCATCAATAGTGTACCCTCCCTTCGCGTTTTGCCCGATCGTATTTCCGCTCTCTGGCGGACCTGCCGATTGTTTCCATCCCGCGCTCTATGCGCTCTACCTTGCTTTTGTTGTACTCGTCCGCAGCCTTGCGATACTCTATGTACGCCTCGCAGGTCGTATGCTTTGCCCCGCAGCCTTTTTCGGGACAGTCGCCGCACGGAGCGGAATATGGGCTGATTCTTAAATCTCCCTGCATTCGTCTACCCTCACACAGACCCGTTTGTCTCCGACGCGCACAACATATCCGGGCATGCTGCTGACGTATTCATATTTTTCCGCGTCGTACACTTCGCCCATGCGCGGACGCATGGCGGGATAGACCGGGATGATTGCTGTGATTTGGATTTGTACCTCATCCCATGCGCGATCTCGCCGCTTGCCCGTACAGATGGGATGCAGCTTGCGCCATGCCCCGGCACACGCCCGGCTGCAGAGATACCGGCCATCCGCGCGCGGTTTGCAAGGCCGTGTAAACACCTTCCCGCAAACCGGGGCAGGCCGCCGTGATATTTGCCATTACAGCTTTACCCCCTTGATGTACTTATCGAAATATGTGGTTGCAACGGCCATAGCCGCCCACATGTCGGCGGCGAACCCGTAGAAGAAACCGGGATCCTTTTTCGTTCCCTTTCCGAAGTTCGGCTGGCCGAGCGCGTAGCGGTCGACAAGGGCCTGCCGGATGTTTGCATCTTTGGCCGATAGTGAACCGCACAGATCAAGCTTTTCTTCCCGGCGGAATATCTGCGTCGGCCCATATCCAGCCTGCCACAATACGGTCTGCCAGAACCGCCCGATCCAGACGCAGGTGTCAAAAACCTCTTGGCCTACCGTCATGCCCATGCCAGCAATCATTTCGATTGCCACGTCGTATCCGTTCCCGTAAAGCTTCTGCGCGATTAGCGGGAGCAGCACATTGTTCTCAATTTTCCCGACCTCCAGCACGCGGCGGATCTCCTCGCCGTCATGCTCTACGATTACATAGCCGGATTGAATATTGCCGGGGTCAATCGCCAGTATCGTTCCCATATGGTTCCCTCCATGTCAGAACGTTTTCGTATTTACACGGGTACATTTCCCTGCAAACGAGCGTTTGCACACACGGAGGGGCCAAAAGGTCGACAAACTCCGGGCATTGCTCAATCACTAGCTCGCGGATCTTTTTGGCGACTTTGCGTGTCTCCTTCGCCGCCAGATGGCACAACCGCTTTTCCATGATCGTCATCAGCTCTTCCGCGTTCATGTACCAGATCATGTTTACCGGCGCGTCCTGCCGCGCTGCGTTCCGGTCGTATTCGTCCTGCCGGTCGTTGCGCTGGCTGCGGATAAACGGCTGCGCGTGGACGTGGCGGGCCAGATGGGTGCTTACCCAATACGGCACGCCCTCAAGATAAAACGCAAACTGTAACGTCCGAATAGGGCTGTGCCGCGCCCGGAGAATGGCGTGCTTCCACGCCATGTCCGGTGCTGTTTTCATCTCCTTTCCGATGGTGACCAAAGCGCACTGTTTTGCAAACGCCCAGTCCTCATCGGTGGGATATTTCAAAAGTGTAATGTTCATTCTTCCCTCCGTTCTCCGTAGCTGCAAAAATCTTCGCCGCCCACATTGCGCCTGTTGCATGGGGAGTACCTGTTATGGCAAGTCAGTGTTCCCGGCACACCGTACCTTTGCGTAAGTGCAGATGGAAGTGTGCTGTGCTTGCAGTCCTTGCAGCGCGTCACGACCACGGCATCAACGGTGGGTGCGTAATCAAGCACGTCGTTGACACGCTCGAAATCTTCTTCCGTATCAAACATATCTTGGGTGTATGTCCGCTTCGCATCGTCCGCATCAATCAGCCACATTATTGCTACCTCCTGTATTTGTCTGATACTCGCCGTGGCTGCAAAAATCATCAGGTCTGCAATACGGCAGCATATATTTTTTGCAATCGTAGCATCCGCCAGAAAGGGGTGCCCCAAGGTGTCTACAGTATTTGCAACGCACCACCTCCGCAACGTCGGCGGCGGGCAAGTCCTTAATAATCTGCAACTGCATTGGAGCGTAGCACATTCCAGGTGCAAATAGTGCTTTCAGCGCCGCTTCGCGGCTGATGTATTCGTCAGGCATTGTCGGCCTCCAATTTGCCTTTGTGTTTCTTCACGAGCTCCTTCGCGAGGTTCAAGCCGACTGCAGTATAGTCAAATTCTGAGTCCCCGATAGCCGGTTCAACGCATCCTTCCGTCCCGCCATATGTGCCATGATGCTGTGCGAAGTCACTTCCGTCCGGGAAACGCACTGCATAGCCGTCGTACAGGCGCTCTATCGTGCATTTGATTCCAAGATCGACGCAAAAATGGTACAACGCGCATATTTCAGTGTATTTTACCATCCTTCTTGTCCTCCTCTACACTCGACTTAAGCCATTCTTTGATTTGCATCGCGCAGGAGCAGCAAAGCTCAATATCAGGTGATTTCTCATGGAACGCGCTTCGTACGTTTACATACGTCGCAGAGCTTGTGGGGTTTATTTCCGCCCCGCAGCGGTCACATATTCGTTTTGTTGCCATCCTTCTTGCCCTCCATTTCCTGCAAAGCCTTTCTGGCGGCTTCCTCTGTCAAAAACACCGTTCGTCCGATTGCTTCCTCGCAGAATCTCTTCCGCCCGGTTATGTACGTTGTGCCGTTGACGTCAATGCGGATTGCGTCTACCGTGACCGGCACGGGCTTTTTGGGGCGCGTGTAAAACATCTTAGACAGCCAAACCGTATCGCCCGGTCTGAGCCGCTTACTGTCCATATCCTCATACGCTGCGAGACGTTCCGCCATCTGGACGATTTCGCCAACCGTCGCACAACCCAATGCGTGACCGTTTACCAGCACGCAATCCTCATCTCGGCTTGTCATCCGTTCCATCCTGCTTCGCCTCCTAAACTTCCAAAATGGAATTTCCAGCCGGAGGTTTCGCGTCAGCCGCAACCGCTTCGGTCTCGCTCAAAAATACTCTCACACCGATCTGGTCCACAGGGATACCGATATCCACAATTTCCCCCGGAACAATGATGCTTGCTGATATTCTTGTAACCTCATGTGGTTGCACGCCAATGCAATCTCGCGCGTTATTTTTGTATGTCTTAAACCACACCGTATCGCCCACCTTGCACGGCAGAATCACGACGCGCCCGTCCTTGTCGGCTTCGGCAAGCTCGCGGAGGCGGTCAGCCTCCACGCCCATCGCCTGCGCTGCCAGATTTATCATCGTGTCCTCCGTAAATGGAGCCTTGATTTCCTCCGGTGTCAGCCCCGTGTCCTCGTAGGCCGCAAGGCGATCTGCCATCTGGACGACTTCGGTCATCGTTAAGTGGTACAGACCGTACCCATTTACCGAAACACAATCTTCATTCCGGCTTGTCAGTCGCTCCATCGGCATCCTCCTTCCCTTGGATTTCCCGCAAAGTCTTCTCGGCTTCTTCGCGCGACAGAAATACGGTTTTTCCGAATTCTTGCATCGGGATGTCACACTCTGTTGTGCGAATCATGTGAATATGCCCATCTGGATCGCGTCCGCGCACTGCGGACGGATGCCCGCAAAAGAATGTCCGAACTTTTGCGCTATACAATTTTCTCACAGCGCCTACAATCCACACTGTATCTCCCACCTTGCACGGCAGCACCACCAGCCGCCCGTCCTTGTCTGCCCTGATAAACTCCAGCATTTTTTTAGCCGAGAAGCCATAGGAATCAAGCTGTTTTTCGATCTCTGAGGCCTGCGCGCAGGCCTGCGGCGACAACCCGGAATCCTCGTAAGCCTTGAGCCTCTCCCAAACCAGCCTCTGCGTGCAGCTTCCGTCATACGGACACGGCCGCTCGCGGCACTGCGCGATGTCGCAGAAGTTCCCTTCAAACGTTAATCTTTCCATAACTCTTCCTCCACATACCGCCAGCTCTGCGGCGGGCGGGTGATTGGCCTGGGTGCAAGGCCAAATTCTGTCTCCCGCTGCATACCGGCAAACTCCCACAGATCGCGCGGGGTATCGTAAATTCTGAGGTTGGATATGTGCCATCCGTAGCCGACGCCGCCGTCCAGATACTTCTCCAGCTCGTCTTTTGTCAGGCAGGCATCCGCAAGAAGCGTATCAAGTGGTGTGCATTCCATGTTCCAATCGCAGATGCAATATTTCTGCGGTTCACAGCTTCCTCCTACTCTGACGATCCTTTCAAAAATGTCGTCGCATACAAATTCACCGATGATCTTGCCATTCCCCCGATATGCTCCGCCGCATTTAGCAGCCTTGAAAACATCCGCTATTTTATCAGGATGGAGAGACCGTTCCCTTTCCTTCAAAATCCAAAGCATATCAGCGCTCTGCGTACAGTAGATATAGCACTTAAACGGCACACCGCACTTCGGCGCGGTCTTGCGGATTTCGGCCGTTTTACTCCCGTTCAGGATCTTCCGAGCCCACTCTGGGCGAATGCTGATCAAAACAGCTTTACTCATGCTCTTGCCTCCTGTTCCAATTCTGCGCGGAACCGTTGTTCCAGTTCAAACACGCCGCGCGGCTTGCCTTTGTAATAGCCTTTCATTGGCCTGTCTATTTTCCGTTGCAGGTCTTTCAGGCGCTCCCAGTATTCCGGCAGGTAAATATACATATTCCGCAGTTCCCGCAGGTTCTTGTTGCAGCAGCACCAGCACGAAACACGGTCCAGCACGTCATAAAGGCGGATCGTGCCCTCCAGCCACGAAAACCCGTTTTCATAGCAATATGCCATGGCGTCGGCTTCCGGCATGCCCCACTCCGCCAGCGGGTGCAGTTTATACGGCTTCCGTTCTTTTTCCAGTCGTGGCGTTTCGTCGGCAGCTATGCCAACGTAAACCATAGCGTCCCGCGCCTCCGCGTACCTGTCCATGGCTTTCAGCTTCCCCGTGGTTCCCCAGCGGCAGAGGCCGCCACACCAGCCATAACCTTGGTGTGTGCCTTTCTGCTTACTGCAAACCGGCCTTTCCAGCATATCAAACAGGAACGGGTTTTCCGGCTCCAGTCTGGTGTACTTGATCCCCAGCTGCTCCAGGCGGGGTAACATTTGATCCCGTGTGTGGTAAATCGCCTCAAACTCCATTCCGGTATCGTAGAAAACCACCTCATTCAGCGGGTAGCCCTTGGCAATCAGCATTAGGAGCATGGCCAGGCTGTCCTTGCCCCAGCTGACACTTGCAATATGCCATTTCATTCCGCTTTTGCACCTCCAAACGCCGCCAGGTCGAATTCGTGGCGTTGTGAGCCACGGCCCTTCGTTCTTTTTCCTTCTCGCAGTTCTGGCAGACATAGCGCGTCGCCAGCGATCTTGCCAGTTTTTTCAGCATTTTCATGTCTCATCCTCCTTGTTTTCTGCAAGCATCCGTTCGACCGCTGCCATCTGGAACGCCGTCAGGTCGTCTCCGTGGTTCTGCACGCCGTGCCGCATTTTCTCCGCGCCCTTCGGCGGTTTCTCGAACAGCCGGTTGACAGCAGCCTCTTCCAGCGGATTCAGCGGGTCATGGTGCCCCTGCACACCGTAGCCGGGCTTTGCAGCGCGGCTGTACTGTGCAGGCTGTGTTCCGCCCTTGTCCTGTTCTTTTGCCAGCCAGCGGACAATAAACGCATTGATCCCGCGCTTTGTTTTCCGTTTGGCCGGATTTGCGTCCAACCAGCCCCTCATGTTCCGCAGCTGCTGTATCACGTCGACAGCAGGGTACAAGCCCGCCCATTCCTGGCATTGCTCCACGGAAACGGAATATCCCGTTCCATCATTCAGCGGCAGAGAGATTGCTGGCGGCGTGGATGCCGCTTGCGGCTCCGCGCTATCTTCCGCATCTCGAATAGCGAATTCGATTCTCGATTCTCGATTCTCGAATACGGGAACATCTGCATGCATTTGCTTGCAGATGATTTCATCCGCTTGTTTCCCATCATCAGGCGACGGGAATTTGCTTACTTTCGCACGCTGCGTCTGATACTTGCCCCATGTTGGTAGGTAAAGGAAGCGCTTGCCCTCAAACACATACAGAGCAATCAATCCAGCACTCGCCAGCCCATGAAGAGCATTTTCTACAGTTTTGAGCGTGAGGTTTTCTTTCAGCGGGAAGAGGCGGTTTTTCACGACCGCCGCTCTCCCGTCAAAGCGTCCGAAATCATCACAGTTTACAATGAGCCGATAAAACAGAACTTCTTCAAACCACGAGAGTTTGTCGACGCTATCGCTTGTGCAGATGCTTTCCCGAATAATTCTGTTCGGCATATTTCAGCCCTCAGAACGGCAGCTCGTCGTCGCTTTCGTCAAGCTGTTTGAACTCCTCTGCGCTGGCCGGTGCGGGCGTTACAAAGGAGTCTGCCTTGCTGGGCTTGAGATACCGGATACAGTCGCGCGTTACACCGTCATTGCCCTCAAACGGCTCCATGTGCAAAATGCAGTTGCGGCCTACCAGATCGTCAAGTTCAAAATCGGTGCCCGGCTCAATGCCAAGCGCATTTGCATATTTGCCGATCTTGTCGGCGTCATACTCCCCGGTGTCGCGGTCGGGCCAGAAGTTCTTGAAGATGTGCTTCTTCTGGTATTCCTGCTCGACGTCCTCACGGACAACGAAATCGAACTTGATGCATTCGTTTCCGTTCTTCGTTACGCTGTATCCGCACGATTTCAAATAGCACTCATAATCGCCAGCCTTCATCAGACCGCCATCGTTTTTAACAGCTTTGAATCCCATCTACTTTTTCCTTCCTTTCAGTGTTCATTTCCCAATGCGTAAAATAATCGCTGATATAACCGTTTGCCAAAAGCCAGTTGATAAAGCATGAAATCGTATCTTCGATAGGCTCGAAATCGCCGCGCCGGTACGTCTCCGCGTAATTATTCGCGCCGTCGAAGATCAGGTATGTAAATTTTGACGCGCCTGGCATCAGATGCAGATACATCGGATGCTGCGGGCTGTGCAGGTACTTGCCGTATTCGTACCGCTGTACACGCTTAATATCGTAGATGATTCCGGCCTTTACGTAGTCGCAGACGCCGTATAACTGGAAATCCAAGCCCGATACATGCAGCCGCCCGGCGACCGGCACTTGTGGCTGACCGCCAGAGCAGATGCGGGAAAATTTTGCTACAGCCCGGTCGTATTTCTCGCTGACAGGCTCAATTGGTACGCCCGCAACCGTGCTGTTGATCGCCGCCTCGAAGTCAATGCCAGCCTGCATCACCTGCGTTGTTTCCTTCTCTTCACGCCGAAGCGTAGAGAGGAATGAGGACAGCGCCGCGTCTGCATACGCATCATCCGCATCAAGAAAGTGCTTCCAGCTGCTTAGCAGGCTTTGTGTCAACCAATACATAGGCTTTTATCTCCTTATCGTATTTCAGACCGAGTTTCTTGCACTTGCGCTTGAACTCTGCACCAAGCTCGGCGGCGCTAGTCAGAGCGTGATGGATCTTTGCCAGCCCTTCCCGCGCCTTTAACGCCGTGTCGGGATCTCCGACAAGCGCAATGAACGCGCGGCCTTCCTGCATCGCCACGTCATATGCGGTTTTCTCGCCGCTATAGATCTCGGCCTGTGCGTTGATGTCCTCTTGCGCTTTGCGGAACAAATCCGTCAAAAATGTGGACTTCTGGCCGGGCTTGAGCTCCGGCAGCTGCATCACGCCGCGCACACCGAAGCAGCCTTTTGCAAAGTATTCGTCTGTCGGTGTAAAGCCGATCATGCGCTTGTTTCCCATCATGAACATATAGCCGCCAAAGTCCGCAGGCGTCCAAACGATATCCTTTGCGCCGCCCTCGCAGGACAGGCGTGTCTGGATGGTATCGCCCTTCTGCTGTTCCGTCGTGTGGAACACCACGATCAAATGCTTCCGGTCTTTTGCGCGGATCTGATAACACAGCCGGTCAAACTCAGACTTAATCACGCCGTACATCGCGCGGCCATCCTTTGCGGCCTTGCTGTCCTGCTTCTTCGCCCAATCCTTCATCAGCTGCACCAGCATGCCGCCGGTATCGATTACAACGGATTCAGCCGCCTTGTATTCGTCGGAGTCCATATCGCCAAGCATTTCTTCGTAGGATTCCACAACAGAGGTCACGCCGCGCTGCTCTGGCCTGACGCGGGCAATGCCGTTGTCCGTGTCGAACAGAAACGGCTTCGGTGCGGAAAGCGCCAGCGTTGTCTTGCCAAGGCCGGGCTGTCCGGAAATGATGCACATGAATTTCTTGTTGCTGAAATCTAGTTCAGCGGGTTTCTTGATTGCCATTTACCTTACCTCCACAAATTCGCCGTTCTTCAGCCGATACCACGTATCGGCCTTGATCTTCTCGCCGTCGACGTATTCCGTCTTCACGCAGCGCGGAACGAATCGACCCTTTTCTTCGGAATATTCCCACTCCGCAAGCGTGATCCAACTCCCGATTTTTGCTTTTACCGTACAGCCATGACCTGCGCAGCAGATCACGGAGTCGACGCCGGTACTATCAATCTTGGCGGAGCCGCCCGAGCTGCCGATCTGGGCGGAGTTGCCCGAGCTGCCGATCTGGGCGTAGTTGCCCGAGCTGCCGATCTTGGCGGAGCCGCCCGAGCTGCCGATCTGGGCGTAG